AGCCTTAATACAATGACGATACCTTCAACAGTATCGTGCGTTGTTAAGTCCGGTGGCGCTATTCTTAATCCTTCTGCTGGTCAGCTTAACATTCCGAGTGCGCTTACTACTGACGGGACAGGAGGAGGGCTAGTTAAACAAGGAGTAGGCAATGTATCTCTTACTGGCGTTAATACATATACAGGATCGACATCAACCCTTGCTGGAAACCTGATTGTTTCTTCCGCTTCGTTCCAAGTGAATACGGGAAACAAGTGTAACCAAGTTACATTCACGAATACATCTGTTACTGCGAACTTCACAATCGCTCCGACAATCGGTGACACATTCAAGTTCTTTATCGGATCAACGGTTCAAACTGGATTGTCCGTCACACTTACAGGAACTGGCGTTGCTGGTCGCTCTGGAACATACGACTCGGCTACATCAACTCTAACGATTACCTGAAATAATTATTGAATATTGTTAAACAATTAAATTATGTTCGCTTAAATGAATTTCGATCCTCAGTCAGCCCCACATCATCCCGGTATTATGGGTTCCGCAACAAGCCTTCTAGCAGTTATCGTGTCAGTCCTGCCTCATGTTGAGCAGTGGCTACGGATTACATCTCTTGCATTCGGAACAATCGCAGCGATAGTTTCTATTATTGTAATGATTGAGAAACGCAGTAACGATAAAAAAGACAAATGAAAACACTACTTATCAAAGCTATCTCCGCTATTACTGGAGCATCTAAATCAGTTATCGAGTTTATCATTCCAATCCTCCGCGACTCGGCTAGTTCCCTCTTGAAGGAACTGCTTCCTATCGCGCTGGAAGTCGTGTCTTCGTTGCTCACTTCGGATAAGAGTGGCGACGAGAAGCGCAAGATTGCCGTTGATAAGATTAAAGACGCAGCAACCCGCGAGGGGATCAATGCTTCCAACCGTGCAGTCAACCTCGCTATCGAGCTTGCTCTTGCCAAGCTGACCGATAAATGAACGACGAGAAGGCATGGTGGCAGAGCAGGACGATTATCGGAATCGTCGTTATGCTGCTGGCTCAAGTTCTAAAGTGGCTTAATGTTGATATAGTCAACGAGGAGTTGACCGACATCGTTACTCTAGCGATGGAATCACTCGGTGCAGGACTGGCTATTTACGGACGCGTAAAGGCCCGTAAAACGATTCGCAGGACTAAGCCGGGAGGTCAGTTCAATCCGAACGCAGAAGTGCGTAAAGCCAAGCCTGTGCGAAGCAAGCTGCTCGGTCTGTTTATTCTCCTTCTTTCCTTCAACTGCTACGCTCAAGCATATCCTTCGCATGTGTGGTATGAGAACCCTATTAGGTTCAATGCGATTGTTGACGACAGACACTTTCTAATTCGCTTGCTGGATAGCCTGTGGGTCAGCGTTAGCGTTCTTCCAATCAAGGGTGAGATTAAGGGTTCGGCTGATTTCTAGTATGGCTACCGAGGCAGAACGGCTAGAGATGGGAGACTTCATTTTGAAGTCCGAGGCTCGTAAGGACAAGCTGGGCAGACTTAAAGTTTATCCACTACCCAAGGCTGACGGTGGCGGAACATTTGAAGTTGCAGGTATCAACGATAGATACCATCCCAAGGCTGCAACGCATCTAAAGAATCTCATCGACAACAACCGTCATTCACAAGCAGAGAGCTTCGCCAAGAAGTATCTTGTTGAATACACAGATGTCGTTAAGAACTGGACTGAACTGGCTCCGCTAGAAGCATTCCTCCGTGATGCTGCATTTAACCGAGGACCGAAAGGCGCCTTGCGTATCTTGCAGATTGCGTTGGGCATTGCTGATGACGGAAAGTTTGGACCTGTAACGAAGACAACTCTAGCTAAAGCGGCAAAGAATGTGGCATCACTTCTTGACAACCTGCGTAGTGCTAGGGAAACATACGAGATTCGCGTTGCTCCACCTGTAGGAGCCAGAGCAAAGTTTTGGGCTGGCTTGCAGAACAGATGGAACAATGCGCTAGAATTCAGCAAGAAGTTTATAGTTTAACAATAAAATATTATGGATAAAGAAAAAAGCAATGCGCTGACAGACCAGTATAAAAAGGTCAAATCAGGAAACAACGATGTAACCACAAAAAAGAGTAAAGGATCATTCCTTGGAGGCGATGTTGATGTTGAGGACTTGCCTGAAATGAAGTTTGAAACCAAGTCCCCTGTAAAGAAAAGAACTCCAGAAGAAATCGAAGCAGCAAGATTAGCTTTGGCTAGACCGAAACAGCAAGTTCAAGACCCATCATTGCTTGAGAAAGCGAAGCGTCTTGGAAAGGCCGCTATTGATGTGAATGTTGGCCGAGCCACTGGTGATACTAAAAGGTGGTCGAGTGGATATAAGTATCTAGGTGAATGACATCTAAAGAATACAAGTTGTTAATCCTAGCGATGCTGTCTATGTCAGTATCGCTAGCAGCTTTTTACATGATTGCGAAGCTAGCCTTTTATGAGTGATACCGAAGCGTTGATTAAAGAGAACAAGAAGCTGAAAGAAATACTGAGGCAGTGCTTGAAGGCGCGGCAGATTAACCATGTGCGGCAGATCATTAGAGAGGCATTAAGCAATGAGCGAGAAAAAAGATTGGAAGGCTAGAGCGTTGGAAATGATAGGTGGCGAAAGCGAGCCGCCTAGACAGCGCAAAACATTTTCTACTGAAAAGAAAACAGTTCAAGCTGCTGGTGATGAGAACATCCCTGAAGAAGTCCTTAATAGATACAAGAAACTTTACGAGTCTGGGGTTCAAGATATATCTCTTGAAGACTTAATTGCTGATTACTATGGAGGATCAGAGAATCTTCAGAAAGAAATAGCGAAAGCAAAGGAAGCTAGGGCTTCGCGTGATCCAAAATCCCGTGAAGATAAATCAATGGAAATGTATTACGATAAGATTTCCGAAAAGATTCCAGTTCGCTCTAGCAGATCGCTTGGCGCTCATTACAATGTAGATGACAAGGAAGCTGTTGTTTCAGACCCAGAGGCATACACTAAATTTATAGCACAAGTTGCAGAGAAGGGGTTGATGGGATCAAAAGAAGATGAAGAAAAGTTTAATCAGATGCTCAGTCAGAACAGATATACCCGTGGTGATTATGCTGGGAAATTAAAGAATCCATTGAGTGAATATATTGGAGTTGTTGAACATGAAGTTGGACATCATGCATCCGGCACATCAAAAGAAGGAAATCTTGGAATGACATTTACACACATGTCTGACAAGGGGGAACTAGCCAATCAGCTTGGACGCATTCAGCGTGAGGCATATCAATTGTATGGTGAAAGATTCACTCCAGAAACTCTTGAGGATTTTATGGTTCAACAAGAGAACATTCCAAGTGATGAAAGATTCCAAAATTTCTCTCCAGATACAAGGCGCGGACTCCGTGAATTGTATGACGCATATAAGGGAGAAAACCCAATGCTTAAAGAGAATCAGAGAATTTGGCCTGCTGCGAAGGCTCGCATTCCAGAGTTTGTAAAACGCGAAGGTAAATCAAAACAGAAAACGGCATAACATGAGCGAAGCAATTAAAGCAGCAATGAAACGGCTCGGCGTGTCTGGCGTGAACAAGCCTAAGAGGACACCTAGCCACCCAACGAAGAGCCATGTCGTGCTTGCTAAAGAAGGGTCAAAAGTTAAGACGATTCGCTTTGGGCAGCAGAATGTAAAAGGCTCTCCGAAGCGAGAGGGTGAATCAGAATCCGACAAGAAAAGACGAGCATCATTTAAGGCTCGCCATGCAAAGGGAATCTCCAAGGGAAAGATGTCTGGCAGTTACTGGAGTAACCGTGTAAAATGGAAGTAACAAAAGAGTTACACGGGCATATAAAAATATCTTTTGACTTCTTAAAAGAATCTGCCATTCTAATACCGTGCGATTCAAACGGCTAACAGTCCGAATCAGTGATGAGCCTTGGAAGATTATCTTCAAAAAGCCAACTGAAGACGACTATATCGGTGTTGAAGAAGACGACATCGGACTTTGTGTCGCCGAAGATCACAAGATATTTGTTGAGCCTGATCCAGATAGCGTTCTCTCTACCGCGCTTCACGAAGTCCTACATGCTGTATTCCCACAGTTAAGCGAGGATGCCGTGATAGATGGCGAGGCTGCGCTAATGGACCTGCTGAACAAGTTTCCGCAAGAACTATTACACACAAATGATACTCCCAAAACCCGGTAGCTGGTGGACCTTTCGCGGCAATGAACAAGGCTGCGGTAAAGACCAACAGGTTTGCATGTCTAGCCCTGAAGAAACGATAGCATGGGGGCATGGC